GGCTGCCGGAAGGCGCGAACATTTGGGAATCCTCCCCCGCCAGCTACGCGGACAACACCGCGGCGGTGAACGACGACAAAAAAGAACTCGCGGCCCTCACAAAAACCCCAATGTCCTATTTGTCGGACGCAACAAACCAATCGGCGGAAGGCGCCGGCATGCTGGACGATTTGTACCTGTCGAAAATTGATGATCGGCGCAGCCGGTTTGGTGTGGCCTGGCAAGTACACATGTCAAACGTGTTTGAAGCGCAGGGGGATAATGACCGGTCTGACTTGTCCGCAATGGAGATTGTGTGGGAGCCGATCAAGGTGTGGTCAATCACCGAATCCGCGGCTGCTTTCGCTTCCCTGATTTCAGCGAAGCTTCCGCTTGAAACCGCGGCGAAATACGCGCTCGGCATGTCGCCGAAGCAGATTCGGGAATTAGTGGCGGCAACCGCCATGGCGAAACTTGATGTTGCGGCCATCCCGGCCGCTACCCCACTCAACCGCATGCAAGCACTCAACGCGGAGCAGCAACAACAGGCGAAAGACAACCGCCCCGCGGTGGGAAGGAATTTGAACAGTGACCAGTCCGGCAATTAATGACGGTGGCAGCCAACCAGCCGTCCCGGGGGAAGCCCTACCCCCAATCCCAAGCGTGTTTGACTACCCCACGGTTTTACCCGGCCAGCAAATGACCCCGGAGCAGCAGCAACAATTCCAAGTGGCGCAGGTGGCGGCAATCATGTACGCGGTCAGCCGAGTTCGCATGGGGATTCAATCCACGGTAGTGCTGCAAATCATGCAGTTGTTGCGGTCTGCCGATTTGTCGTCCCAGAAGGCGGTAAAACAGTTTGCTAAACAGGCAGCCCAGTTGGTGCGCGCAGCAATGCGGAACGTCAGGTTGAACACGTGGGGTGGTGTGGTGCAGCGGGCCAGGGTTTACGGTTTGGATTTACCGGCAACCCCACCACCAGAGGGGCGGATTCCAAAGGATTTACGGCATTCGCGGACCACAAATCTGGAGAAAGCCTATGAGCGGTTGGCTGGGGAGTACCAAAAATGGGCTAGCATGGATCGCCACGATCCGGTTTTGGTGAAAAATTTGTTGCACCTAAACCCCAGTGAGATCAAGGTCACACCCGGGTTGGATGCGTTCACCAAAGACGCCACACCCACCCCACCACAACCCGAACCAAAGGAACCAAAACGTGACCAAGAAGAAACAAAAGAAGAACAAACGTGGGAACAATTCTTCATCCAAGCGGCCAGCAAAGCTGAAAGCATTAAAAAGCCACAAAAAAAGGGCAAAAAACCGAACAAACCGGATAAAACAGCAACAACAACGCCAGCAGCAACTACGGGAGATAACCAACCAAGGCCCAGTAGCGGCGATCACGGCGCCAATCACAATGATGATGCGACAAATGATGCCAAAAATACAAATGCCCAGCCTGCCGCTTCTACAAATGCCACAACCAACAAACCTGCTGCACAACCAGCAGAATTAGGCGCTGCAACCCAAACCCCAATAGAAGATGAAGTAGCAAATTTCAAACAACAACTAGATGAAATGTCCGACCAGGACATGGCGAAACTCATTGAACAATGGGCCAGGCAAAAAACCGAAGAACGCATGGAACGCATGGTTTCCCAAGACATCGCCGCGGCAGCCCGCAACGCGCACCAAGAAATAATGCGGAAAACCCCGAAAAAAACCATCACCGGGTACCGGCGAGTAGTGCACCCAGAATTATCCCGAACCGGCAGCTGCGGCCTGTGCATCGTTGCCTCAACCATGATCTATAAAAAATCAGACCTGCTCCCCATCCATGCTGGTTGCAAATGTGAAACCGTGGAAATCTACCAGATTGACGGGAAAACCTACGACCCTGGTCAACAAATCAACGATGAAGACCTGTCCGTGTTCTACGAAGAAGCCGGCGGCACCACCCGCGGCTGGAAACTCAAACGGTGGAAATACAAGGTTATCAACCACCCCGAATACGGCCCTACACTAGTAAATACCAACAAGAAACGCTCCCTGGAGCCGATCGAATACGCGAAGGAAGGATTCAAAGATGAAAACTGACGACATGCGGAAGCTGTACGAGGGCCTTAAAATAATTTTTGGAGACCAAACCCCCGAGGAGAAAGAGACACCAAATGGCGACCAAGAAGCCCGTCAAGAAGCCCGTCAAGAAGCCGGTGAAGAAAACACCCAAGAAACCAGCCGCGAAAAAGAAGCCGCAATCGAAACCGCAAACCGGGTTTCAGAAAATGAGCCAAGCCCGGCAGAAGATGGACAGCGCCCCGACCCCGGCGCAGAATCGAGCCCTGAACCCACTGGCGGCGCAAAACCAAACCCCGGGACAGAAGCCCCCGCTGAACCAAATGCAGACGAAACAGGCGAAGAAACCAGCAGCCCCCAAGAAGAAGATGGCGACAGCAGTAGCGAAGAAGAAAAAGAAGGTTTCAGCAACGAAGAAATCGACCAAGCGGTAACCATTGCGCAGCAGTTAGGTCTCCCCGAAAAACCAGTTAAAAACCTATTTTCCCTGATCGACCGTGATAAATTAGTGAATAATAACGGTGAAATTGGTGAGGAAGAACTAACTGACACGCTGAAACTACTCGAAGCCATCGTGCTCCGCAAACCAGCGAAAACCCCAACCGAACCAAACTACAACTACAACCCCGAAAACGCGCGGCAATCCACCGGGTTCGGGAAATACCTATAAAGGAGGAATGAGTCTTGGCAACAAACAACCCACTCTCCCCCAGCGCTAACCTCGAATGGAAACACATTGACGATGGCCGCTGGCGGAAAAACGGCAGCCAAATTTCCGAATCCGGCCAAAACGGCATGCTGGTCATCAACGACAAGGTGAAGGCAGAAGGCCCACACCGGGTAGGACGTTGGCTAAAGTCCGGTATCCCCCTCTACCGGGACGCCGACAACAAACTTTACTTGTGGGAAGCAGCCAGCAGCAAAAAGATTGCCGGATTCCTGCAAACCCAGAAAGAAATCGCCCCATACCTATCCGACCTGGCCGCGTACGGGCCCAAGTTCTATGATGAAATCCCCGTTGGTATCCAAACCGCCGGTGAGATTTACCCCAAGTACCTGCCGGTTACCGTGCCAGAAGACCAAATCCCTGCCCGGTTCGGCGTGAGCCCCCTATAAACCCTTAGAAAGGAAGTGGTTACATGGCACAGAACGAAATGGCAACCTCCGGCCTCATTGACCCGAAGCTGGTTATTACGGTTGCGCGAAAAACTTTAGCCGATTGGGAAGTGAACAACCATTCTTCCCTCGCCCCTTACCTCCCATCCAAGGAGGTCAAGGACATTGCTTACGAAATTGACTATATTGATGACGCGGCCGTGACTGCCGCCAACTGGCGTGCCTTCGATGGTGCCGCCACCAGTGAAACCTGGGGTAGCGGTGCCAAGGCTGTTGGGTCCCTCATGCCCGTCAGCCGTATCTTCTCTGTCACAGAAGAAGCAAAGCTCCGCATGCGCTACGACGCGGACGAAGCCTTGAAGCGTACTTACCTTGACTATGTCGCTCGCGCAGCAAAAGCAATTGCGCTTCAAATCAACTACCAGCGGGCAAACGCACTATTCAACGCGAAGCTCAGCTTGCAAGGCTCTGGCGGTTTGCGGATTGAAGTGGACTTCAACCGTGATCCCGCGTTCAACCCCACCGCAACCAAGTTGTTCTCCGACCCGTCTGCGAACCCGTTTGAGCAGCTGCTTATCTGGCGGGACCAGTACTTTGATAAGAACCACATTGAACCGGCGGAAATTTGGATGCCCAGCGTGGTATTCCGCCAATTCCTCCGCCACCCTAATGTGGTTGCCGCTACCAACCCTGCCTACGCCCGTGAACCTAAGTTCGCCACCCGCAAGGCTGTCAACGAAGTCATGGTGGACACCCTAGGTCTGCCGCCGATTGTTGAAAAATCCGCGGAGAAGGTTAAGGTGGATGATTTCGACACCGGTCAGACCAAGCTGGTGAATGTGATTCCGCAGGATAAGGTGTTCTTCATGCCAAAGCCTGGTTCCGCCACCGCTGCTAACGATTTCGAAGATTACGGCGTCACCTTGTGGGGTGAATCCGCTAATAGTGATCTGCCCGGTATTAATAAGGTGTTCGATGACAAATTCGGCACCCCAGGCATTATCGCTGGCGTGCTCACCCACGAAACATTCCCCATCCACTCCGAAGTGTTCGCTGACGCTTTGGCCATGCCAGTTGTGATCCAGCCGAACAAGGTGTTGGCCGGAAAGGTGCTGTAATGCAACTTGTCACAAACATTACGCTGCGGGGCCCCGCGCCGGACTATGCGCTGAAGTTTTTCGGCCCAGGTGACGAATTACCGGAATGGGCTTTAGAAGAAATCTCTGACAGCCCCCACCTGTTCGCTGACGCCGAAAGCCTTACCCCGCGGCCTACCGGGGGTGCGGGGGAAAACGAAGGGGGGGATGATTCCGAAAACCCGGAAGAAAACCTTGGTGGTAACCCCACCCAGCCCCCGGTAAACAACCCACCGTCCCGCAACAAATCCGCAGCAACCTGGGCTGCCTACCTGAAAGAAAAAGGCGTCCCCACCCCCGAAGGAGCATCCCGGGAAACCCTCATTGACATTGCCGAACGAAACGGTCTACTATAAAACAGAACCCTTTCTTCACAAGAGTTCGGGAATGAGTGATGAACAAAAACACCCCGCCACCGGTGGGGTATTTTTGTGTATATGAGCAGCAACTACTTCGGCACCGTCGAAAACGTGGAACTCATGTTCCAAAAACCCCCCAGTGAGCGTGAAAAAAAACTCATCGAAAAACAATTAGAACGCCTATCATCCATCCTGTCCGCAAAATACCCCACCCTGCGGAAACGCTGGAACGAAGCCCTACCAGACAGCGACCTGCGAATCCTGGTCTCCCGCATGGTTGAAGCCGCCTGCGCGAAAATCACCCGTGCGGCACAAGGCAACGTAGCATCAGAAACCATCGGCCCCTACGGGTACGCAACCTTCGAATCCGCGGACCCCGGAAAAGGCCTATTTCTCAAAGAAGACATCGCAGCCCTAGAAATGCTACTCCGACAAACCAACGCGAAATCCCAAAAAATCACCAGCAACTTTGCTGTCACAGAAGCCAAACCCCTACTACAGCCCGGCGTACCAAACCATGGGGACCGGGGTTGGTACGAACCCAACTACACCTATTGGTATGTTTAAACCATGTTCAGCGGCTTCACCTATGATGTACACGTCTACCGGCTCGCCAAATACGCCCCCGGCGGCACCCCACCAGCAGGGGCTAAAATCATCCCCCGCGGCCTACTAGAAGGCCGGTACAAATCACACACCATCTACCACGCGGTAGTATGCCCCAAAACCACCGCGGTACCAGACAAAGCCGTAGGCTGGGCAAAAGTCATGGATACGGACAAAATTATGTACTGTGGCTATGAAGACGACATCATCCCCAGCGACTACTTCGCCTACGAATCCAGGCCAGGGAAACTCGAAATCACCCGCGTAGGCGGCGGCGTCATCAACGACTGGACCAGCCCGTTCTCAATGTTCTACCAAGGCGGGAAAGAAGTCATCATGGAAAACATCACAGAACGAGGGATGTAATGGCGGAAAAAGACTGGGAAGTAAAACAAGCCCGACAAGCCGGCGGACAACGCCGCCTATCCAGGCACTACAACGGGAAAAAACCCCGCGCACTCTACTTCCGCAACGAAAAAGAATTCGGACGCCTACTACTGCACAGCCGGGCACTAGAAAACCTACTCTACCGCAAAGCCCAATACATCAAATACCGTCTAGCAGTCAAAATCCCCCTAGGCAGCGGCAAAGAAAAAGGCCACCTGCGGCACAGCTTCTACGTTGAAATTCAAAACCCCGGCGGCGTAAAAAAAGACCGCGTAGCGGCGAAAATCAAGAGTAAAGACCCCAAAGGCTTCTACTACGGCGACCTGAAATCAGCGAAACACAAACCAGCACGCTGGACGCACAAAACTCTACGAGAATCAAGGATGTAACCATGGCGCGAAAAAAAATAACCCCAATCGCGGAAGACATCGTTATTGAACTACTCAAAGACCTAGTCCCAGAAGGAAACATTGGGACCGACCGGGGGGCTGTTGAACACGAATACATCACCCTCGCAGAACTAGAAGAAGCCGGGCCCCTCAAAAGCAACGATTACATCCTAGTCCACCGCGAAGGCGGATTCTTATACTATGACCGGGTAACCGACATTGTAAACCTCACAATCTCCGTCTTTACCAAATCTGAGCGCAGTTCGCAAGAACTCATGATTAAAATCACAGACCGAATGGTAGAATCCGTAGAAGAAGATGTTTTAGGCTTCCCCTATGATTTTTGCGAAATCCTCAGCGGACCTGAACTTCAAACAACCTGGACAATGGACGACCGGGTGGTAGAGAAAGTTTTCCAAATCCACATCCGGCCAAAATGGGAGGACTAAATGGCGTTTAAAATCACGCTACCAGCAGACGCAACCTCTGGTAGTTTTACACTCACCGCGAACGCGAAAACCACTGATGCGATCGAGCACCCGTTTGCCGCATCTGACGTAAAGGCCCAGCTGGTAAAGCTTGGCTATAAGAAAGCGAACGTAACCGGCCCCAACGGCGGCCCGTTTGTAGTGACCGGGGTTCGGGACACCATCACCGCGGATGGCACCAACCTTGGTGGTGCAACAAAAACCATCACGGTGACAAATGACAGCGCCGCTGCTGGCGACGGTAAAACCTTTAAGGAAGTCCGCGGTACTGACTCCGAACTTATCCGAAAATACTTAGGTGGTTGTATCCTGCTCGGTAAGGAAGGTGCCGAAATTCCCGAAGAATGGGGTATGGGTGATGACGGTAAGCTTCCTGACCTTGGGAAGCTGGGTTACGTTTCCCTAGGCTGGATCACCAAGTCTGAAGGTTTGGAATTCTCCACCGAAACGGAAAACTCCGATGTTGAATCCTGGGGTGCATCCGAGCCCACCCGCACGGACATCACCAAGAATGTGACCAGTGCACAATTCACCTGCCAGGAAACCAACAAGACCGTACTCAGTCTCTATTTCAACGTTGATCTTTCCGATGTGAAGGTTTCCTCGAATGGTGATATCATCTTCGACACCCCAACTGAACTGGAAACCCGCTACTTCCCGATGATCTATATTGCCCACGATGGCACCGGGAAGAACGCATCCTACTTCATCCGTGTGATGCCGCGGGCCACCGTTTCTGAAGTTCAGTCTCTTTCTATGAACTCCGAGAACGAGTCCAAGTTCGGTATGACCATTAAGGCTACGGTCTCCGACAAGGAAGGCTATTCCGTCCGCAATATCCTCACCGGCCCGAAGACTAAGAAGCTCGCTAAGCAGATGGGTTTTGAGGAATAAACCACAAGGCGAAAAATAGCCCCTAGCAGCCTATCTGACGGATTGAACAAATACACCTATAAAAGTGTGTGTGTAACAAATTTGAAGCCGGCAGAAGCTACGCTAGGGGTCATTTTGCTACCATAAAAACGTGAACATTTACGACCGGCAAGAACAAGACATCGCCGAACTCAAATCTGAAATCACAGACCTAAGGCGCATCGCCAAACCCGAACTAGGCTGGCGACCTGAAGACTTCACCACTGAAACCGCGGAAACCATTCGGGACAAAAGAGACCTTATCGACCTCATCACAAAATATGCCACCCGGCAAGAAAACTTTGAGGAATTCCAAAAAATCCATCAAAAAACCTACGAAAACCTCAAAGAACTACTCGAAGAATACAAAATAGAATCAAGCGAACGCACCAGGCAAGCCAA